TATTATCTATATTTATTTTTTCAGTCCAAACAGATTTTACTTCAATACATCGGTTTTGAGAAGGAATAAAAATGTCTACATAATGTCTATGTTTCTTATTATTCTTATCATAATACCAAATCGTAGGAACGTTTTTACAACCAGTAATTATATCCGTTTCACAGACCTTTTCATCTTCTAACAATCTTTTTAACGCGTAAGGCTCTGCTCCTTGAACCTGTTCAATTTTACCAGATGGAAATTCAAAATCCTTTAATGTATAAGCTTTTTTGATTATTTTATCCATAATTTCTTTATTTTGACTCGAATTTTCAACGCCATATTTTTCTAAACAAGTTTCCTTGTATCTATCCTTGAACTCCTGAGATTTTGTATAGTGTTCAACACCATATTTTTCCAAACTGGTTTCTTTAGTTTTTTCTCTAATTTGTTGCGAATTGACATAATATTCAACTCCATATTTTTCTAAACAGGTTTGTTTTCCCTTTTCTACAAATTCTTCAATTTTGAATGGACTGTCTACGCCATATTTTGATAAAAAAGTATCCTTAAATTTTTCTTTAAATTCTTTTGTCTGTTGATAATATTCAACGCCGTATTTTTGTAAACTGGTTTGCTTTGCTTTTTCTTTGGTTTCATTTAATTGACTAGGATGTTCTACCCCATATTTTTCCAAGCATGTATTTTTATATTGGTTTTTATAGTCTGACGTTTGAGTATAATGTTCTACCCCATATTTTTCAAAAGAAGTTTTTTTAGCTTTATTTTTATGAGCTTCAGACTGACCAATATGTTCTACGCCATATTTTTCTAAACAAGTTTTCTTAGTCTTTTCTTTTACAGAAGCATTTTGCAAACTACACTCACTTCCATACCTTTCTAAACTAGTTTTTTTCACCTTCTCCTTAATTTCGTCTAGTTTAGAAATATGTTCAACTCCATATTTCTCAAGCCAAGTAGCCTTTAGTTTATTTTTAGCATTTGTTTTACTACAATCAATGCAATATCCATGTGATTTTACTAAATTTCTAAATTCCTTTGTAAAAATACAATCACACTCTTCAGTTTTACATTTACCTGTAATAATAGAAAAGGCTTTTAATTTTTGTAAAGAATAATCATCACACAAGACGATTCCTTGCTCATCACAAAAATCACTTAACGTTTCGTAGTCGTATTTCATTTTATACATATACTAAAGAAAATAATTTTAAATTCTTTTTCAAAATATTAATTAATTTCTTTTTCAAAATATTCCTAAATGTTTTCACATTCTTCTTTTTGTTTCAATCTTTCTTTTCTCTTCAAATATGCCTTTCTATTTATCTCTTTTAACTTTTCAGGGTTTTCTTGTGCTAATTTTTTAAGCCTTTCTTTTGCCTTTTCATTTACAATTTCTTTATTTTTCTCATAATAAGATTTGCGTGAATTATGATAATTTTCTAATTGTGATTTTAATTTGGCGTTCTCTTCCTTTAACATCTCCATTTCCTTAAGGAGTGCTTCCATAGTCGGGGTCTAAGATAAGATAATAAAATATTTCTATATAATTTTTGAAAATATTGTAGTATATATATGAAGAATATACAATATGGAGGTTTAGCTTTACGTAACCCTGAAAACTACAAAGATATTACTGATGATAAAAAAAAATACGAGAAAGCCCTATACGATATGATAGATAAAGCAACTAATATTAATTGTATATCATACACTTCTTTAGAAGGATTTATATTTACGATTACAGTAAATGAAGCCAATGCTGTATTTAACGGTTTGAATGAAAAATCCGAATTTATAAAACCAATTAGTACGGTATTGTTAAAATTAGTATTGATAAAACGCTACGGCTCGACTACAAATAATTTTGAATTTATAATAAATGATAAAAAGATTCGAAAAAGAGCAGCAACAATCGATTCATTCAATAACGAAATAAACGTACAATATGACGTGTATAAAAATACATTAAACTATAATAACATTCCTATATGCCCATCGATTATTTATAACAATGTGATTGATATGAAATCACAAATACTTAGATTTTTACTAAAAATCAAAGGCAAAGGTAGACAATCCATTATTACCTCTGAAATAATAGAGGACCTGTTTGATATATATAATGCACCAAAAAAGATACCAACACTGGGTATTATTGGTATGGAATTTGCAGACGACTATCAAACATTAGATAGTTATATTGATGATAAAGAAAATAGTTATTCGGATGGTAGCGTAACAGAAGAAAATGATATGTATACATTGAAAACGTGCGAAACCGACTGTAAATGTGTGTCATCTATTATTGTGAATATTATTCGACTATTTATTTCTTCTGGTATAATTCACTTAGATCTACATTCTGGAAACATAATGATAAATAAAAAATTACATACATCTGAAATCATAGATTTTGGAATTATAGAGCCAATGACGATTACACAAAATAATATAGAATACTATACATATGAAAATCTCATTTTTGACAAGAAAACGAATAAACCATCTGTTGAATCGTTGAATAATTATCTCTATACAAATTTGGGTTCTGCTTCTAAATATATAGGTAATGGAGAACAATTGTTTATGCAAGAATATCTATATGGTATTACAGGGGATGACGAACGGTGTAAAAAAATATTAAAGTTGTTTTTATTGATAATAGTTAGCGACCGATATATGAAATATTTGAGAATAGGTGACCCTATTACACAAATGCTAGATTTTTTAAAAATAATGGGGTTGAATATAACACCAAATTTTGCTGATAGACGTTTGATGACAACTATGGATAAATTAATGTTTGACATAAATAGTCTAGATGACAAAAATATAACATTAGATCAATGGATAAACAATAATATACAACCACTGTTCAAATTATTTTTCAAAAACGTTATATTACAGGTGTATCGCACATGCAAAGATTATTATATATTGCAAGATTTTACAGTTCAACCGTCCGCAGATGCGGTATTTCGAATAGGCGCAGACGAAGGTTATAAATATAAAAAGGTGGCATCGAACTATAAATATGGTATGGGTGGTTCGAAAAAAATCTGTAAAACAAAGCGTATGATGAAGAGTATGATGAAGAGTATGATGAAGCGTATCATGAAACGTAAACAAACTAGAAAACACAAAAGAAAGATATAATATTGTCTATAAAAAATTTTCGCATATGATTTATTCTAGATAGACGTCATCGCCCAATACACTATGCATTGATCGAAACAATAATTGTAATTCTTTTTCGTTGAATGTGGTATAATATCTACGGCACACGAGCGCCTTATCCATCCACCGCAACTGTTTTATTTTATCGTTTTGATTTGCACATTTTATATTTTTTTTCTCAGGAATTTCGATTTGGTATCCGCCTTCTGCTCGCTGTAAAATTTCCAAGGGCGGCCAATTAGGAGGTTTCAGTTCGTTATATTTTTTGAGTATTTCTTGATTTTCATTCGTTTTTATTACATTGACTTTCACTTTTATGGTAAAGTTTTTCATATTTTTCGGTGATTCTGGGTTCGAATCATGCTTTAGTTCTTCTTGTTCAGGATATATAATGGTCGATTGAAGTCTCGTTCTATATGAAATTAGGTTACCTATTTGAGAACGCCGCTTGATTAACGCAAAACGGTCATTAAATATTTCTTCTGGTGACGAATCGTCTTGCTGCCCATTGTCTAAATTTTTTGGAATTATTTTAGGATGGTTTGGAGTGACCATTTTTTCATATATATTTTTTATACACCTTTGGACATTTAAGTTCGCACAAAAATATAATAAAAAATTATATAAATATTTTTTACTATATAACTGTATCATAATGGATGATAAAGCAAGAATTAAAGAATTAGAAGAAAAAAATGCTAAATTGGAAGAAGAATTACAAGCAACCAAAGAACATCTTAAAAAATACACGGCACCTGCTAGTAGTAAACTTTATTATGAGAAACACAAAGAAGAACAAAAACAACGTGTTAAGGAATATCAAAAACGAACAAATTACAAAAGTGATTACAAACCTTCTCCAGAACAAAAGAAAGAATATAATAGAAGAGAATATTTGAAAAGAAAGGAGAAACTGAAACAAGAAATGGAAGAAAAAACAAATAATGAAAGTATTTAGGAAAATTATTAGTAAATAAAAATACTCAAACATTTAGAAATATTATTAATAAATAAAATTACTTAAAAATAATATCTTTGTATAGTATATAGAATGGAAAAAGCAAAAGAGAAACCTCCCGAGTTTTTCAAATCTGTAAAAACATCACTCAAAAGCATATTGAAACATCATAATATAAACTCTCCTATTTTGAATGATGCTATTATTCGTGCTAGTAAAATGGTTATTCATACATTACAATTTCTTAAATTATATTTATTAGATTACTATGAAAAGAATCATCATACATTACCTATGATTACGCTAGAGTTCATCAATAATTCTATGAAAGTTATTTGTGGTGAAAAAGAAGAAATGCGAGGTAAACCACCTAGTAAAGAAACAATTGAATTGAAAGAACAACTAACTACTTTTTACAAAGAACATTATTTGCCTACGACACAATACGACCCTATTTGTTATACTGGATTAAATACTGTTATGGATTATTTGAAGGAAGATATTATGACCATGTATGAAAATAACATTCAATTACATTATGTGGATTATGTGGAAAGATATGTAAATGTAGTTTGGAAGAAGAAACTCCTTACAGAAAAAATAAGAAAATTATACAAAACGAAAGGAGAACGAGAATCTAGAATACGGTGTCTTTGTAGTGAATTGAGAAAAATTAAAAATGATTTACTCAATGTGGATAAAACGGTGTATACTTCCAAATCGTATTATCATACGTGGATTACTCAACAACGAACCCATATTTTACCTAACAAAAAGAAATATGAAAAGGACAGTATTTACTATGATTTGAAATGCTCTCCGATGGATTATTTTCCTTCTATGATTTACATGATGGAACAAATTGAAAATGAAAATGAAAGCGTAAGTAATGTGTTTCCGCTAAGAAGTGAAATCTCACCCAAATATATTCGTTTGGATACAACAACACTAGTCAATTTGTTATTGCGAAAAGAACATGGTAAGAAAGGCGAATACAAAACGAATGGAAATCTAAAGAAACATGAAGATAAGATTTGGAGATTTTTCTTTCGAACCGAAAAGAAATTATTTACTAAAAAAGGTTTTTCTTTCCATCATATGATTTCTACGGATGGTATTGGTGTGAGTATTTTATTCATACGTGAGGATTTTGTAGGAAAGCGATTACCAAAAACAAAAGTGAATCTATCAAAAGAACTATATATTGATGAATTAGATGATACCACATTCCTACAAGATAAGAAACTCATTGGTATTGATGCTGGAAAATGTGATTTAATTTATTGTGTAGATGGAGCAACCAAAGAATCAAATCATTATAGGTATTCCCAAGACCAGCGAAGAAAAGAAACAAAAATAAAGAAATATAGAAATATAAGATTAGCATTGAAAACAAATAAAATAGAAGGAAAAACGATTACTGAATATGAAACTGAATTGTCTCATTACAATAAGAAAACATTGAATATTTCAATGTTTAAGGAATATTTACAAAAAAAGAACCAAATGAATCATGTATTGTTTGGTTTTTATCGTAAAGAAATATTCCGTAAATTAAAGTTTGGTAGTTATATCAATACAAAAAGAGCGGAACAACGAATGATAAATGAGTTCCAGAAAATATTTGGAAAACCAGAAGATGTGGTGATTTGTATTGGTGATTGGGAACAACGGCAACAAATGAAATACAAAGAACCTACTTTAGGAAAGGGAATGCGAACTTTGTTTCGTAAGAATAACTACAAGGTATATTTGGTAGATGAGTTCCGCACGAGTTGTAAATGTTCCAATTGTAATGGTGGGATATGTGAGAAGTTTAGAGTCAGAAAAAATCCAAATAAAAAGAAAGATGA